TGGGCAGCCTGTGTGGCCCCGACGCCGTCACGCAGCTCGAGGAACAGGACATGGTGGCCCACCTCATGATGGAACTGCCAGACCGCGAACGGCGTGTGATCACGGCGCGCATGGAGGGCGACACGCTTGCGGAGGTCGGGCTGAAGATAGGCACCCAAGCGGAGCGCGTGCGCCAGCTCGAGGCGAGGGCGATCCGCCACATGCGGAGGCAGGCGCACCGCCTCAACATCCGCGCCGATGACGCTTTCTAGGCAATTACGCCAACAGGAGACACCGACATGATCAGCAAGAAGATAACCACCCTCGTGGAGCAGGCGACCGACGACCGGGTGCTGTACCACCTGCGCCGCGCCCTCAGCGCCGCCCTCCAGTCGGAGGAGGTGAAGCCGATACCGACCAACATCGAGCTGGCAGACCGCAACTGGTCCATCTGGCGCGACCACTATGTCAACAACGTCAACAAGGCTGATCTGGCCCGGCAGCACGACATCACGAAGAGCCGCATAACTGGCATACTGGGCAAACAGATGCGCCGCGTCGTGTACGTGATAGGCTGGGATCGCGGGCACTATGGCAGGCCGATGCGAGAGGCACTGCTGGGCGTCGAGGTCGTCTGGCGGGCGGGCGAGCCTGACTATTTGCGCATGCCAGACGGCCGCGAGGTCCTGTTCAACGGCATGCCCTACGACCGATAAATTAGCTGTTGCAACCTGTGATTGCATGTGCGAGAAAGGCTCATCAGCAACCAAGGAGACACCGACATGACGATCATATCGAACCCGGCCTACCTCGCCGCCGTAGACCAAGCCATGGATGTACGCGAGGCGGCGTTTGATGCGGCCAATGAGACCTACGCCGCCGATTGGCAGAGCAATCGAAGCGCCGCCATAAAGGCTCGCGTTGCCGCCTATAAGGTAGCTGACAAAACATTCGCAGCGGCCTGCGCCGCAGCCGCCGAAGCGGTTTTCTCCGCAGCCGCGAAGTAAGGGACACCAACACCATGACGATCACGCCCACCCTCAACGTCAACGGCACCAGCGCCGCCGACCTCATCGACCCGCGCCGCGCCGCCTTCGACCACCTGACCAAGGCCATCGACAGCCTGCGGCAGGTCACGCCGAACGGCCGCGACTATCCCGGCAACGCCGAGCGCTGCGACGCAGACCGGCGCGAGCACTTCGACCGCATCCTGACGCTCAACGCGCTCCGCGAGCAGATTTACGCCGAGGCCGTCGCCATCAACCGCAACAAGGGAGACGCAGCATGACCTTCACCTACCAGAGGCCATTCGGCCCGGGCATGACCCCGGCCAAGCGCGACCGCCAGAACATCCACGACGACATCTTGCAGCTCCAGCAGAAGGTGGCTCGCGACCTTGCCGAAGTGGAAGCTGCCCCAGATCGGTGGAACACCAGCAAGCTCGTGGCGCGCCGCAAGACCCTCGCAGATGCCGAGGCCCGCTTCGCCCGCTGCGAGGCCCGCATAGCCGCCGAGGGGGTCGCGGCATGACCCACCACACCCTCACAGAGCTGCTGGTGCGCCAGCAGCGCCGGCAGCGCATAGCACAGCGGCTGGCCGGCATGATGGCCTGCGCGTGGCTCCTGCTGACCGCCACGATGATCGCTGGATGGATGCTGACATGGTAGACCCCGAGCGCCCCGGCAAGCGCCACCTGAGCTATCGGCAGTCCATCGTCGTTATCGTGCTGGCTATCATCGTTGCGCTGGCACCGTGGCTATCCACCATCCCGTATAGATAGGAGACTGACCTATGACTGAGATTGAGAGACTGAAAGTTGCACGGGATGCCGCCAGCGCTGCCGCCGACGCCGCCCGAAACGCCGCCCTTGACGTTGCTTACGCCGCTTTCGACGCCGCAGCCATCGCCGCCGACGCCGCATACGACGCCGCCCGAGACGCTTTCGACGCCGCCGTAGACGCCGCCAATGCCGACCGGGGCGCTGCCGCCTACGCCGCCCGCGCCGCTTTGGTGACGCCATGAGCCGCGACTTGCGCGAGGAGGTGGCGTATGCCGTCCGCAGGAAAGCGAGCCTTTACATAAGCACGCTAGAAGGCGAGCAGATTGCAGACGCCATCCTCCCCATCATCGCTCGCGAGGTCGAAGCCGCCCTTGACGCCGTCGCCGCCTACAGCGCCGCCTATCGCGCCGCCGCTCTCGCAGCGCAAGAACAGGAGACTGACCAATGACTGAGGTAGAGAGGCTGCGAGCCGCCCACGACGCGGCTGTTGCGCGGGCTGAGGCGGCGCGAACGGCGCTGCTGGCGACAGGTGATGCGTTGGCAGCGGCGACCAAGCGGGCAATGGAAGCCCGCGCAGAAGGCGAGCGCAGGGCAACGGCTGCGATTGTGGCGGACTTGCGGGCGATGAGTGCGCTTTATAGCACCGGGCTACCGAGCGCCTTAGCGGCCCGCTACGAAACTGGCGAACACCTCGCAGCGCAAGAGAAGGAAACCCCCAATGAGTAATACCAATGGCGAAACGGATAATCGACTACGAGATCGACCCGCTATTCAGGACGCCGGGGTTGCCTCGCATCCTGCAATTGCGACAGATCAAAGCGCAGACGTATATGACCCCCGGCGAGCGCCGGGAATTGCAGAAGCTGGAACAGACACAACAGACGATGGAGTTCCTGTTCCACCGGGGAAAGCGCCGAGCCGCAAGGCGAAACGCTACCCCAGCCGAGACATGATCGCGCACGCGGCGCGCTTGGCAAAGGCGGACGAGCGCCGCCGCTTGGCAGTCGCCGACTACGAGGGTGGCCAGCGACTGGGAGCGGTGGCACGCGCCTATGGGGTCAACCCCCGCACTATCATCGACTGGGCTGGCCGTTTCCGCCCGGTGGACGCGCCGCGCCGCCGCCCCGAGCGCAAGCCAATCGAGGTCGTGATCGACTACGACAGCGTCCACATCGCGGGTATAAACAGAGGCACTGGCGGCAATATGTCAGACCAGCAGGTGCGCGAGGCTACCATGCGCCTCGGCCGCGAGATTGTTGCGCTGCAACGCAAGCGCAACATGCCCACGTTCACCTACGCGACAGGGACAGACGCATGACCGCCGGCACCGCACTGGCGCTGACCATCCTCGTGGTGATCAGCGTGGCCGTCGGCATCGTCATGCGGTGCCCGCCAGCCACACCAGAGGAGCAAGACGACATGAGAGAGGACTGGGACCGATGACTGTCAGCAGAGGCTATCAGGACGCCCTCGCCGGGCGAAACAACGCAAACAGCAGCCCGGACTACGTCAAAGGGTGGGAGGCCGGGTGGCGCGAGCGTGTCTTGGCGTGGAACAGCCTGAGCCAGCCCGCCGGGATCGTGGAGACGAAAAGGGACGGGTTGTAATGTGCAATTGCATGTGCCAAACACGAGACCAGCAACAGGGAGAACGCGCATGAACATCATCTGGCCGTGGGCCGCCCGCGAGGCGGTCGAGGCATACAAGGCAGAGGCCGACCACCTGTGGGCGATGAACGCCCGCCTCGAGGCAGACCTCCGGGAGGCCAACGTCCGCATCACCGTCGCCAAGAGCGACGTAAACAAGTTGATCGGCGCCCTGTCGCAGGCGCACTTCCGCGACCCCAAGACTGGCCGCATCGGCAAGAGGGGGCAACGCCTGTGACTAAAACCTGCGCCGAGGCTCGCAAGCTGTTTGCCAAGAAGGACCGGCTTGAGACCGACCTGCGCGCCGTGGACAACCGTCTGCAGGAGTTGCGCGCCCAGTACATGACCGAGGCCCGCGTCTGGGCCATCGGTATCGAGCGGTTCCGACAGGCCGCCCACGAGCCAGAGGCTGTAGCATGACCACCAAAGAAGACCGCGTCGCCGCCATCGACGTCGCCATCGAGCGCGGCGGCGGCATCGTGCGGTTCGCCAAGGCGATGGGCGTCAGCCACCAAGCGGTCTACAACTGGAAGGCGCGCGGCTGGGTTCCGCCCGAGCGTGCCGTGCTGATCGAGAGCACCTTCGGCGTGGATCGCGACCGACTGATGAACCCCTTTCTCGTCCGAGCAATCAACGCTCCCGCCGCAGACATCCTGTAACCCCCGTGAGCGAGGACGATGACATGTCCAACGTCAGGCTAATTGCGCCCGCCCTCCGCACTGTGCAGGTGCCAGAGCCGCTCCGTGAGCTGCCCGGCTGGCTGATGTGGCGCTTCGAGCAGTTCGTCGGCGAGGCCAAGCCGCGCAAGATCCCGTTCTGGGCCGACGGCACGCGCCGGCACGGCCAGCAGGGCGCGCCGCAGGACCGAGCCCGCCTGACCACCTTCGTGGCGGCCCGCGACGCCGCCGTGCGTGCAGGCTTCGATGGCGTGGGCTTCGCTCCGCTGAAGGAGTTCGGGTACGTCTTCCTCGACTTCGACAACTGCGTCGACGTGGTCGGGCACACGAACGCCGAGGTCGAGGCAATCGTCAACCGCACGTACGCCGAGTACAGCCCCAGCGGCAAAGGCATCCGCGCCGTCCTCAAGGGCGATCTGGGCAACCACAAGAGCACCACCACGCCGGACCAGTACGGGTTCGAGACGTTCAGCAGCTCCGGCTTCGTGACCCTCACGGGTAATATCCTGCCGGGCTGCGAGGTGATGGGCTACGAGGACCACATCGCCGTCGTCGACGCGGCCACGCTTGACCTGTGCCAGCGCCGCTTCGGCACGTCGTCAGGCGCGACGTTCGACCCCAACGACTTCATGGCCGGCCGCGAGCCGAAGCTGGGCCTGACTATCGCCCGCATGCAGGAGCTGGTCGGCCAGCTCGACCCCAGCATGGGCCGCGAGCCGTGGCTGCGCGTCGGCATGGCCCTGCACCACGAGTGTGAGGGCGACGACACCGGCTTCGACATCTGGGACGACTGGTCGACGGACGGCGACACCTACCCCGGCACTGAGGGGCTGCGCTACCTCTGGGACAGCTTCAAGCCCACGCCGGGCAAGCGCTCGATCACGATGGCGTCGGTGATCAAGATGTCCAAGGAGGCAGTCCACCACCCCAGTGAGGCAGTCAGCCGCCAACAAGTGCTCGCCAAGGCCGAGGCGATCATGGCTGACCTGCCGCCGAAGAGCGTAGGCCGCTTCGGACCCGTGCCGATCTACGACCTTACCCTGCGCGAGCCGATGAGCTGGCTGATCAAGGCCGTGCTGCCCAAGGCCGAGCTGGGCATCCTGTTCGGCGCGTCGGGGTCCGGCAAGACGTTCGTGGCGCTGGATCTGGCCTTCTCGATTGCGCGCGGCGTCGCGTGGCGCGGGCGCCGGACGGTGCGGGGCCGCGTCGTGGTGATCGCCGCCGAGGGTGGGTCGGGCTTGGGCAAGCGCGGAGAGGCGTATGCCATGCACCACAACTTTGACCTAGAGACCATGCAAGACCTGCACGTGATCACCGCCGCGCCGAACTTTCTGGACGACGACGACATCTCTCAGGTGATCGCGGAGATCCGAAACCTCGGCTCGGTCGACATGATCGTGATCGACACGCTGGCGCAGGTGACCCCCGGCGCCAACGAAAACACCAGCGAGGATATGGGCCGCGCACTGCGCAACATTAACCTGCTGCACGAGGCCATTGGCGCCATGAACCTCGTCGTCCACCACGCGGGCAAGGACTTGTCGAAGGGGTCGCGCGGCTGGTCCGGCCTGAAGGCTGCGGCCGACGTGCAGATTGAGGTGCTGCGCCACGAGAACGGCGACCGCGAGATCATCATCGAGAAGATGAAGGACGGCGAGGACGGCGTTCGATACCCGTTCAAGCTGGAGGTGATCGACGTAGGCATTGACTACGACGGCGACGTCATCACGAGCTGCGTCGCGGTCGAGACCGAGCTGTCGACACCGGCCGGGAACCCGGCGGATCGCAAGGAGGTCAAGCGGCGCGGACGTGTAGAAAATCACCTATTGGAAATTATGACCGTGTTTGGCAGCGACAGTATCGTCAGTGCCGTAGACCTGATCGACCGCGCCGTGGCCGATTTGCCTGCGCCAGAGGCCGGCAAGCGCGACACCCGCAGACAGTCAGTTGTCCGGGCAATTCAGACACTTAGCAAAGAGAAGGACGGCCCGCTGCGCATGGAAGGCGGAAAGATTATCTTCTACGAGTAAAAAACTGCAAATGGGGTGTTGCAATGCTGAATTGCATATGCGAGAGAGGGTCATCAGCAACGCAGGAGACACCCGAAATGACGAAAGCCGCAAACTATTACACGCTCGGCAAGGGCCGCGCGGTCGTCTGCATCGAGATCATCGACGCAGGTCGCCGCGTCCAGCTCGCCGAGCATCAGGTCGACGGGAAGCGCGCCGCGCGTGCCGTGGCTGCACAGTACGACGCAACCCCGTGGAACTTTTGACATGACTGACATCTGGGAACTGTTCCGCGAGGAAGAAGAGCGCCGCGTTCAGGAAGAGCGCGAGCTGATTGCCGCCGAAGACGCCGCATGGGTCGCACTGCCACAGGCCGAACGCGACCGCATCATTGCCGAGCGCGAGGCCAAGTGGGAGGCCCTGCCTGACGAGCCAGAAACGGACGATGAAGATGAAGAGGAGGACGACGATGATGAATGACCGCAGTTACCTGCGCACACTGAGCGACCGCGAGTTGATGGAACTCGCGACAGCCGATAGTGAGCTGGCACTTGTGCTGGCCGAGCGCCTCGAAGAGGCACGCAACAACAGCCCCGTGTATGGAGACGACGCATGAGCGCCCGCCGCTTTGCACTGGTCGCACTGGCCGCGATAGCTCCGTATGTCGTGGTTTACGCCGCTACAGCGTTTTCGCTTTGGCAGGCAAACCCCGAACATTGGGACGCCTCAGCTCGCGGCCTAGCTGTCTGGGTCGCGGTATCAGCTAGTATGTTTTTTGCACCAATGACGGCCATTTTTCCGGGAGACGACGCATGACCTACCGCATCGAAATCACAGCAGACAGCCTCACCGAACTTGCCGGCCGCGTACTGGCGCTGTCCGCGCAGTTGCAGACGACCGTACCCGTGTTCGTGCATCACGCCAGCGCGGCGCCCGCCAAAGACCCGACACCAGCCAAGACCGCCGCGAACGAGATTGTGGCGCTGATGGCTGCAGCCGCCGAGCCTGTTGCGGAAGATGCCGCACCTGAAGTTCGCGAAAATCCTGTCGCCGCACTCGACTTCGACACCGAAGTGGCACCGCACGTGCTGGAACTCGTCAAGGCCAAGGGCAAGCCGGCAGCGCAGGAGATCCTGAGCCAGTTTGGCGTCGAGAAGGCGTCGCTGCTCGACCCGGTTCGCTGGCCTGAGCTGGTCGCCACGCTGAAGGGGGCACTCTGATGGCGCACGCCAAGCTGAGCCCGTCGGGGGCGCACCGCTGGCTGCGCTGCCCCGGCAGCGTCGTCCTTGAGGCTCCGTACCCGGACACGAGCAGCATTTACGCCCGTGAAGGCACCGCCGCGCACGAGCTGTCCGCCATGGTCCTCGAGAACGAGGATGCAGACGCGCAGGGCTACGTCGGCTACAAGATCGAGTTCGACGACAACGACGAAGTCGTGCAGTGGCTCGTCACGAAAGACATGGCCGACTACGTCGACGACTACGTCAAGCTCGTGCGCGACATGGCCGAGGGCAAGACGCTCTTGGTCGAGCGTCGGTTGCCCATCGACCACCTGACCGGCGAGGACGGGGCCACTGGCACCAGCGACGCCGTGATCGTGGACACGACGGGGAACAACCTGACCATCATCGACCTGAAGTACGGCATGGGCCGCGTCGTTGCGCAGGATAACCCGCAGCTCATGATGTACGCCCTCGGTGCCTTGGAGGAGTATTCCATTCTGGGCGACTTCGCTACCATCAGCATGTACATCCACATGCCGCGCCTGAACTTCGTCAGCGAGTGGCACGTGCCGACCGAGGAGCTGCTGGCCGACGGTGAAGACATCCGCAAGGGGGCGCAGATGTGCCGCGCGGCCGAGGACGAGGATCCGACGACCCTGAGCGAGTTCCTTGAGCCGGGCGAGGCGCAGTGCCGGTTCTGCAAGGCCAAGTCGACGTGCCCGGCGCTGCGCGCCGAGATGACGGACGTGGTGGGTGGCGACGCGGCGTGCACGCTTGACGAGTTTGCGGAGTTCTTGCCTGAGACGGTCGACACCGCCACCGGCGACAACTACCTGCCGATGGCCATGGCCAAGGTCGATCTGGTCGAGGCGTGGTGCAAGTCGGTCCGCGCCGAGGTCGAGCGTCGCCTGCTTGCCGGGCAGAAGGTCGACGGCTACAAGCTGGTCGAGGGCAAGCGCGGCAACCGCAAGTGGGGCAGCGAGGCCGAAGTCGAGGGCCTGCTGAAATCGTTCCGCATGCGGCAGGATGAGATGTATGACTTCAGCCTGATCTCGCCGACGACTGCCGAGAAGGTATTAAAGCAAAACCCCACGCGCTGGGCCAAGGTCAAAGAGCTGATCACCCAGAGCACGGGCAAACCATCTGTGGCACCCGCCACGGATAAGCGGCCAGAACTGGTCGTTCCATCGGTCGCTGCAGATTTCAGCGACCTCATCAACTGACAACTGGAGATTTGATATGACTGCCAAGACACAAATCATGCTGAAGAACGTCGTCCTCGCGTTCCCGTCGATTGCCGAGCCGCAGGCCTTCGGTGAAGGCGAACCGGCCTATGGGGCAAAGTTCCCCATCAAGCCGAACTCCGAACACCACAAGGCCATCGAAGCCGCCATTCTCTTGGTCGCCAAGGAGGAGTGGAAGGACAAGGCGGACAGCGTACTTGAGATGCTGGTCGACGACGGCAAAGTTGCCTTCACCAAGAAGGTCTACAAGTCGAAGAAGACCGGCGACGCATACGCGGGTTTCGAGGGCATGCACTACCTGTCCAGCCGCAACGCCAAGACCCAGCCTACCGTGTTCGACAAGTACGGTGAGCCTGTCGTCGGCAAGGCTGCCATCGAGCAGCAGGCGCACAGTGGCGCCGTGGCCAACGCCTCGCTCGAAATCTGGGCGCAGGACAACAAGTGGGGTCGCCGCATCAACTGCTCGCTGCGCGGCGTCATGCTGACCGGCGAGGGCGAGAGCTTCGGTGGCGGATCGGCTCCGGCCGGCGCTGACGAGTTCGCGGCGTTCGCCAAGGCCAAGGCCGACGCGGCAGACATCCTGTGATCGAAGCCGGTCACAACGCGGCCGACGACCGGCTGCGGCTCCTGATCGAGCGTGTTGAGACGCTCGAAGAGGAGAAGAAGGGTGTCATGGACGACATTAAGGACGTCTACGGCGAGGCGAAGGCCGTCGGCTATGACGTCAAGATCCTGAAGCAGATCGTCCGTCTGCGGAA